TATTGAACAAGATGAATGATAGTGGCCTTGCACTGTTGGACAACCATATTGCTGTGCTACCTTTAACACGTTAGCTGACTTGCCATGACAGAAGTAAACCTCTTGACCATTGGACATGGTGATAAGGAGATCATCGTGCCACTTCCAACCAGTCCCTACTTGTAAGAACTCATTATAAGACTTCATGGCAGCTCTTGGCAAACCACTAGCCTTCTGTCTACGATAGACTAACGAACCATGATTACTGTCCATCAGATCTACTTTAGGAAACAGTTTTTCCATTTCATGTATGGTAGGTAGTGAGGCTTGATGTTCGGCACCTGCACTGTATAAATCAGGATCACTGTCGTGAAAACTTATGGCATGAGAATCAACTTCATCACCAATGTGTATAACACGATCAGGCTTGTACTTTTTTTTAATAGCAGTAAGAAATGAAATTAAATCTGGATGATGGTAAGGACAGTGTGTATCTGAAATAACTAGTATGACTGAGTTTTTAGACATACCTATTTATACACTACTTTACCCTATATGTGCAATACTAGCTAAATGATCTAATAATCAAGAATAACATCTGGGCAAATACGGTAATGCCAATAGTCCACACTAAAGTCCGTAATTGTCGCATATCTTTTTCGATATGAAATAGATGATTATCCTTGAGGGTATTGAGCTTATTATCCATTAGCTCTAGTTTACCCTCAATGCGGATAATGGCTTCTCTATTCTGACTTTCCGTCATCTTCAGCAAGTTCTTCTTTAGGCAGTTGAGCTTGAAGCTGTCCTGTCCAAAAATTTATTAAGATATCTAGGTCAGCTTTTTGCTCACCAAGTCTAATTAATTTATCAAAGACTCCTCTACCTTTATCAGATAATGTAGTTTGATCGTATTCTTTATCGTTTATTGTAAACATAGTTTCTCCTTTGTTTACTAACTTTTATCAGCTATTAACTTTGCTTTCAAGGCATCTTTTTCTGTAGATGTCCATACTGCTCCAGCGATGTCTTTAATTTTTTGGTTTTTAGCAGATACATCAGTATCTACCCAAGTATTATCATCACCAGTAATTGTACCGCAATCAAATGCTTCTCTTGAAGCACTTTCTGAGATAATTTTATCATCTTCTTTTATTCTTGTTTTGTATTTGATTTGTAATGCGTTGTATTGTCCTACAACTTCTACTTTATCAACTATTATTTCTTTAGTTATTGCCATTGTTTTATTCTCCGTTGTTAATTAATTATGCTGCAATGAATGTAAATGAAAATATAAATTCAGTACTTGTACTAACTTGGTTAGCATTTACATTATCATCACTACCGTCACCTGATACTGAGGTTTGGATAGCTATAGTGGTAGTTCCCTCGTTGGTGTTTTTAGCAAAAAGTGTACCATCTGGTGTACCACCAAAACCTGATTGACCTATTGGTGATGACATAAATCTAGCAGAGCCTTCTGCTAAATCTGCAACCGCAAAGGGTATGCTCATACTAAATGCACCTGATGGACTAGATATAGCACTAAATCTAATTTCTCCTTGTACGTGAACTACACGACCAATTTTAGTATAAGCTAAAGTATTATGACTGCCGTGTACTGTTAATGAACCTGAGTTTACTGTCATGGCTGGTGTATATGAGCCTTCTTCATAATCATCAAGTAAGTTAGCTGCTGTTGCAGAAGTAACTCCTAAATGAATTCCTTTTCCAGCAGTTCCAATAACAATATTATCATTAAATGTAGCTGTACCAGCAGTTGCCATATCTAAATGTAAAGCTGTAATAGCTGAACTTCCATCAATTCCTTCAAAACTTATATCTTTATCTGCTACTCTATTTTGAAATTTTACATCACTACCACTTGAGGTTATTCTTAATAATAGTGTGTCTGATTCAGCATAAAATATAGGGCCATTAACATTTAGTGTGCCACCTAAGTCAGTAGCAGTACCTATGTTAACGTGGTTATTACCGCCATCAACAAAGATCATATTGGCATTACCATTAGATTCTACTCGGAAGTCTTGGTCATTTGAATCTTCATTAAAAACAGTTTCAGTTTCTAAAAAATCTAATACATTTACAGCCGAACCTCCTAGCATTTTTTGAAAAACTAAACGACCATCTTCAGAACCATCAGCAACATCTATAGTAGCTGATTGAAGTTCAAAATAAACAGTTTGTTGGTTAGCATCATTTTCAGCTTGAAATTTAATAGATCCAGTTGCGTCTCCATTATCTCCACTATTATTATCTCTTTTAAATTTAAGTACAGGCCCTTCACTAGCGTTTGTAGCAGTACATACCATTACAATAGAATCACTATCATCACTAGTTTCTACATTTAGTTTACCTCCTGCAGATGTTGTGCCTCCAACATTAACTGCATCATTACCACCATCTACAAATAACATATTAGCATTGCCATTGGATTCTACTCTAAAATCTACATCAGCAGATGCTTCGTTAAATACTGCACCACCATCTTGAGTTAAAGCACCATCAATGTCTACAACATCAAGGTTAGTAGTACCGTCAATATCAGCATCACCTGATATATCTAAACTACCACCATCTATCTCACCACTAGCAGTTACAGTTGTAGCTGTAAGAGCTTGTGCAGCTATCGTACTACCTGATTCAGCAGTAAATGTATTGGCTGTAAATACAAAGTCTTTAGCACCTGCTATATGAATATCAATAGTATCATCAGTAGGAGCTTCAATAAATGTATCACCATCGTCATCTAAGATAATTTTACCACCAAACGCAGCAGTATCTATACCAATTTCAACTTTGGTAGGAGTGCCAGAAGCTAAAGTAATACCTGTTAAGTTAATAGTTTGTAAACTAGAACCATGCGATGTAGATGTAATAGTACCTTCTACTACATTAGCACCGCCATCAATTACTCTAATCTTTCTACCTGCAAAATAAACAGCAGACAAATCAGCAGCAGTAGCTATAGTTAGTGTGTCAGCATCAACACGTGCTATTGTATATACACCGTCTCCGTCACCAAACTCAAAGTATCCGTCTCCAATTTGTTCGTACATGTCTCGCATGTGACCCATAAGCTCACGAGCCGCATTATTTACGTTACTCGGTGCCATGTTCTCTGCAAAGTTCACTGTCATATTAGCAGTATTACTGCCTGCAGTTGAACTAAATTTACCTACGCCTGTTCCAGCCATTGTTTTATTCTCCTAGTTAATTATTCTTGTTCAGGCATAAACGATAATCCTTCTAGTTTACCTAGAATATACGCTGCCTTTTTAGTATTTGGTTTTAATTTTCTTAATTGTATTAATTCATCCAAGCTCTGTGGATTTAATAAAGCATTTTTTACTACTCTGTAAGCAGTGCCTTGAAATATTCTTCTTGCTGCAGTAAATGTTCTACCAGCAGTAGTAAATTGACCTACCCTTGCTCGAATTATATCGCTAATTACGTTTCCAATAACTCCTGTTTGTGCTGGGCTTGCTTTACGAGAGCTAATTTGTAAAGCATTGTTTAAAATTTGTAAATTATCTACAAATTTTTTATCAAAAACTTCTTCAAGAGCTGTTTTAAAACCTTTTTCACCACTTCTTCCGTTTAAAAATGTATTAAAAGCTCCAGGATCTAATTGTTTTATTCCAAGTTTTGATGTACTGGGTTGTATAAATATTCTTTCATTCATTTCTGTTAAAACAGAAGATTGAAACGCAGAAAGAACTTCAGGATCTTGTTTTAAGATAGTTTTTAAATTTTTTATATCACCAATGTTGTTTACATTAAAAATTTTGTTTACAATTTCTTGTGGTCTAGTGTTAAGTAAAGTACCTTCAAAAGAATTTTTAAGTTGTTTTTCTATAACAGTTCTTTGATTTGTAATATCATTAACATATTTTTGTAACCCACCAATTTTAGTAATTTTATTATATTCAGTTTTGTTAAAAAACAATTTTAATGGTGACTCATAATCTTTCATAAACGAATTATGTGAATTTACATTAACTTTACCATTTTTAATTACTTTGTTTTTATAAAAATCAAATATTGAATTTTTGTAAGCTAACATAGCATCAGGTGAGCCTTGAATGACATCGTGCAATTCTTCAGCAAAACGAGCAGAGTTTTTACCTTTTTTAAATGTTAAAGGAAATACATCTTCATCAGCAATTCTAAGTCTGCCTCCGTTAACTCTTGTAATTTCTCCTATAATAGAATTATCTAATTTATTTTTGTTTATTTTATAAAATTGATTAAAATTATCTAATTCACTAATATAGGCTTTCGAAGCATCTTTATTAATTTGTTTATTAAAAGAACCTATTAAAGATTTTAATGCTCCAATATCAATATTTTCAGTAGCACCACCTTTTTCTCCTGCTCTAACTAATGTTTTTAAAGAAGATAAAGTGTTTCTTGCAGATTCCATTGTAATTTTTTGTGGCCCTGTAACTTTAAACATGTCTTTAAATAAATCACTTACTTTAGGTGATTTTAACAAATTTGTTTTAGTTTTACCATCTAGTGTTTTTAAAGTTGCTTGAATTATATCTGCACCTATAACTTCTGTTGCACCTGCTTCATCTAGTTTTTTTGCAGCAACTGCTGCATCTTCTTTGAATTTAGTTGAGATTTCTGAAACAAAATCTCTGATTTTAATTCCTGTTAATCTTTCACTACCGTCTGGCAAACCAATAATACCTTTTTCTATCATTTCTTCTGTTGTGCTTTGTTTTGCTATTAAATCATTTATAATTGGTTGATTTCTTTTTTCAGCAACTTCTTGTATTAACTTACCTGCATCAAAAGCATTAACTGGTTGATTAGTGCCTAATAATTTTGTATTAAAACCTGATTTTATTAATTTAAAATAATCATTTAATGATTCTGCTTGTTTAACATTAAAATCTCTAAATTCACCCATATACCCTAATCTTGCAGTATTTTCAAAAGAAGATTGTGCAGCTAATAACTCTGGGTTATTTTGTGCTTGAGCTAATGTAAATTTTAATTTACTGCTTATGTTAGCATCGTCAAGTTTAGTATTAATTTGATTTGCTACATTATCAGCTATTTGTTTGTCATCAAAAATTTTTGCTAAATCATCTGCAACAATCGGTCTACCATTTATTAAATTGTTTGCACCCTTTATACCTTTAGCAATAAATAAACCACCATAACCACCAGCAAGTGATAAACCTCCAGCTTTTGCTCCCTCTATAAACATTTGTTTATCAGAAACATTTTTGTTAATTCCATACAATTTTTGGCCTAATTTTAACCTTGAATATTCACCTACTGCTGCTGCTGCAGCTCCTGCAGGAATAGCACCTGTGCCTCCAGTTGCAATACCAACTCCAATAGTTGCTGCTATATCTGGTATAATAACCATAGCATCCCCACCACTACCTGCTATATCACCAAAATCAAAACCTGGTTTATTTACTAAAGAGTATTTATTTGTTTCTGGATTTAAATACTCTAATTCACCAGTGTTAGGGCCATATCTAACTTCTATATTTTGTTTATACGATTTATCTAATACATTTTTAACTGCCTGTACTTTTTGTTCTTCGTTGTAACCTAAAGAACCTGCAAATCTAGCTTCAGAAAAAGCAGGGTTATTAACATCTACTTCATTTGCTTCTGCTATCTCAGAAACCTTAGGTCTAAAGCTCATGTCTTTATCACCAATTGCTGCACCAACAGCTCTTTGTTTTTCTGCTTCAGCACTACTAAGGCCACGACTAGTACCGTAAGGCGTCATGTTAATATTTTCAATATCAGGTCTTTCTACTTCTGGAAACAAACCTTTAAAAAAAGTTTCTTTATCTACTTTAGATTCATATTTTTCGTAAAGTTTATCTGCTAACACCAAATCAGGTATGTTATCGTAAGTGGGATTTTCTGATTTAATTTGTTTTAATGTTTTCATTAATTAGGAAATCCTTCAGGAAATAAACCTAATGGGTCATTTACAGTATCAGTGTCTAATCTATTAAGACCTGTGTATCCAACATCAGGCATATCCATACCCTTATAAACATTGTAAGTAGTATTTGCTCTGTTAATAGATTGTGTTATAGCTTCATCTATACCTGCAGCAAAAACTTCTTTACTTTGCGAACTACCTAAACGATCAATTTGTCGTATAATATCACCTTCAGAAAATCTTGGATTATCTGGTTCTTCAATTTTTGCTAAACCATAAGCTAAAGTTATTATAGTTCCAGAAAATCTAGCATTGTTAGACGCAGATGTTCCATATTTATTTTCAATAGCATCTTTAAATAAACTGTTATTGTAATCTTTTGCATTAAAACCAAATTCTTTAGCTGCTTGACTAACTTGGTCTCCAATACCTTCTAATCCTCTAACCACTCCACCAGTAGCTCCTATAGGAGATTTATCTAATAGTTCTAATGCTCGATTACCTAAATTTGCTAAATTTTTAGTAGCACCAAACAAATTATCTGCTTGATTATCTTTTTCTAATTGTGAACCATATAAAGCAGCAGGGATCATACTTATACCTCCATCGGGGCCAACTTTAGTTACCATGCCAGTTGCAGCAGGACTATATAATTCTGGATTTGTTGCAATTTCTGTGTTTGTTCTTAAAACTTGTTCTCCACTTGATTTTAAAGTAACTGCTTTTGTTGTAGGAACTTTAGGATCAAATAATTGTTTAGCTGCTAATTGAGGATATAAACTAATATAATCTTGTTTAGTTGCTGTACCATCTGCTATTTTTTTCTTTAAGTTTTGTTTAGCAAAAGTTTCTTGTAAAGTGTTTGCTTGTAAAGCACCACCCATGATTGCTTTGCCAATAGGTTGTCCACCTGCAATAGCAAGGCCTATGTTAACTCTTGGATCACCTAATAATCCAGTAAGCGTTCTACCACCTTGAGGTGCTGCAAAGAAACCACCTTCTTGTGATGAGAAAAATCCACCAGGATTTGTAAATGGGTTAGTAAATTGACTTGCCATAATTATCTCCTATAAAAATCCTAATCCGCCTAATGCACCACCAATTAAAGCACCATAACCAGGTAATGCAGAACCTGCTACGGCTCCACCAAAAGCACCACTCAGTCCACCAGATTGAGTACCTGGCCCTGTTTGATTTGAAGTTGGAAAACCACTTGCTATTGGACTAATAAGTCCAGCATATTGTTGTAATGTATTCATTGGTGATTGTTGACCAAATTGAAATCTTTGAATTTGATCTTGTAATTGTCTTTGTGCTAAGTTTTCATACGCAGAGCCTACGCTACCTAATTGACCAATAGCTTGTTGTCTACGCATGTCCATACCTTGTTGAATACCTGGTAATTGTCCTGCAGCTTGTAACTGTCTACCAAAACCTGATTCCATGCCTGATTGTTCTCTACCACGTTCTTGTGAAGCTAACTGTGCAGCAATAGGTGCATAACCTTGAGTAACTCCTCTGGCTACAGCTTGTTGTGCCATAGGTGAGGTACCTGTTCTACCCATACCACCAAACTGTGATTGTACATCACCTAATACGTCAGAGGTAATGTTTGAACGAATACCTGATAAATAATCAGCTTGTGGGGTTAAACCTGCATAAGAAGATTGTGGACTCATAGCAAACTGTCCAAAAGTCTGTGCAGCTTGTGCTTGTAATGGTGAGTTTTGTGCTTGTTCTAAGGCTGCAGCTTGTTGTAAATTAAGAGCTTCTTGAGTTTGATTAGCAAACGGTACTACGGTGCTACCAGGAAAGAATGATCTGCCTACACCACTACGGTATATATTTTGTGCTTCGCCTAATATATCCTGTAGATAGGGTTCTGCAGGTGCGTAAGGCTCTGTTCTTTGAACTGTTGTTTGATTTCCACCACCACTTGACATACTTATTTCTCCAATTTCTTTTCTAGTAAATAATGGGTTGTTTTAAACCCTTTTTGTTTTAATATTTTTGACCAACCTGGTCTGGCATAAGTTTCAAAGTGCGTACACTTATTACTTTTAGCCCATTTTTCAATGTCGTGCAATCCATCTTGCCAATCTTTTCTATTCTTACCTGTACAGATAAAAATGTTAGCAACTTTGCTATTTGGCCGTATAATGATTCTAGTCACTACTACTGCCTTTAATTTTTCTTTTGCTGTTTCATCCCAACCGAGCCATAATTGACAGTCACCTTTAGTGCATGCCTCATAAACATCATTAGTATTGTAATGATGTCCTGAATAAGCTAATGCCTTAGTGATCGAATCATCTACTAAGTTCCATACTGACTCTATATTTTTTTGTGGTATCTGTACTATGCCGATCATGTAATTTCTAAATAACTTGTGATAACGTGTAGTCTATTAGCTGTTGTAGCAGTTGCTTTTAATACGTCTGCTGTAGTTAAAACTAATGTAGAGTTGTGTCCACCCATACCTTGTATAGTAGCTTTAGCTCCAACGAATGCATCTTTTAAAAACTGAAACGTATCATCACCATTTACTATGGTTAATGACACACTATCATCATTGTTACTATCTTCGCATATTATGATAGATTTGACAATAACAGTAGTACCACTAGCTACAGTAATTAATGCTGTAGCATTAGTTGTAGTTAGATCTACCTTTGCATTTTTGTAGGTATGAGCCATTACTCAACACTTTCTTTAAAACCATCACTAAGATTTTTGTGAAACTCATCTAGAGCATTATGTTCACAATTCGCACATTTACAAGTTACACAGACACCATTGTTTCCACAATGACAACTATGTTCGCAATTCTTACATTGATCTAAGCTAGAAACCATGATGTAACCTCCTGATTTTCATCGTTGTGATAACGTATTAGTTGATTAGTTAGTTCTTCTACAATTAATTGAAATTCCTCACTTGAGTCAATGTTTTGATAGATGTATTGTAGGTCTATCTTACTTGCCATCTCTAATTTCTCTATTAATTGTTTGACGCATAGCTTCTACATGAGGTTCCCATTGTTTATCAGATCCTGTCATATAATCACCAAACTCAATGTTATTAATCCACATTCTTCTACCTGATGTTTCAAATACATATACAGGTTCAATTATGTCTGTGAGAACACCATGTTTACTGTTTTCAATAGTAACCATTTCATCATCTTCCATAACTAAATGTGATCCAGAAACTTTAATACCTTTATAGTCATATACTCTATGTGGCATAAATTCAGTTTTTGCTTCTACAACACCACCTTTAATTTCTTCACCTACATTAATAGATGTTATTTCTTTTTCAGTACCATCAGCCATTTGGATCATAGTGCCTTTAACAAAACAACCGCTTGTTCCGTCTCTATTTGAACCACTGCTGCCAGCTCCACCTTCACGGCCACCGCCGCCACCTCCTGTATTTAAACCTTGAGTCATTCCTATCAAATCAGCAACAGTTGTTGGCTGTGGTAAACTTAAATTTTGTGAAGGGGTGTTTATCAATCCTTGTAGTTGAGTTTCTGTAAGACCGCCTGTAGGATTATTAGTTAAAGCACCTTGTAAATTACTACCAAAAACTTCATTTATAGCTTGGTTTATTCCTTTTCCATATGTTAAACTACGTGGATTTGCAGATTCAAAACCTTGTATTTGTGACATAATATCAGGATCTAATCTTTGTGACATGTTATCTATGTATCCTAATGGGTTAAGAGGATTTATTTTTGCTAAGTTAAGTGCATCAAATGCAAATTTATTAAATTTATAATCAAGAGATTCAGGGTCTAATTCTTCTACTCTACCATCTCCACCAATTCTATAACCTCTGTTACCTACAAATTCAGTGCTTATATTATCTTGATTTCCAAAAGAACCACGTTCACCACTTCGACCTTCACGATCATTCATAGTTGTAGTAGTAGATACGTTAGACGGTATGTTACCAGTTACAGGTACATTACCGTATTGGTTAAATGGTTGTGGTGTGTAATTAAAATTACTTGGATTATAAGTACTACCAAATCCACTTTGATTATTGAAATTAAAAGGCATTTCAAATTGGTTTCCCACAAATCTATTTTGAGGAACTACATTTCGTATTTGACCATTAAGTAAGCCTGCAGATTGTTGTAACTGTTCTAAATATGAATTTGCAACAGGCATTTGATTTTGCACAGGTTGTTGCATGGGTGGCTGAAACATTTGATTTTGTATTAATGTAGGTTGCACAGAAGGATCGCCTATTCTTGACCCTCCTGTTCCAAATCTAGGATCTGGTAAAGGAATAAATGTACTGTTATCAGGAACAAAACTTTCATTAACATAAGGGCTTTGTGGTGAAATACCAGCTCCAGGATTGTTGTTAGGCATTGGATCACTAGAAATAGGTATTGGTGATTGTTGACCAAATTGAACAAACTGACCGCCAGGTCGAGCTGGCCTTAATCCATTAATTGGTCTAAATAACTGATCTATTTCGTTTGGGTTTGGTGCTAAAAAACCACCTCCTTGTATTGCCATTATCTATATCCTTCTTTGATAGCTTCTACATCAATACCTTGTGCATCTGACCAAGTGGTACCTGCTGGTATTTGTAAGTTAAATTTAAAATATCTTGCTGATTTGTGAAACGGTATCGTTCCTGTAGCGTGCATACTAGACGCACTAGAAGTCGTGCTAGAGTCAGCAACTCTATTACGAAAACTTATTGTACCTGTAGCAGAACTTGTATCTACTATAGGTCTAACGTGTGTAACTAGTGATCTATGCATAGGAAATATTTCAGTTTCATTAGTACCAATAGATGCTGCTAAAGCATCACCACCAAAAGATCCAAGAAAATGTGAAGTGTTAAATACACCTAATGTTCTCAGTCCACCAATAAATGCTGCACTATCTAAAGATATGCTAATAGCATCTAAATCATCTGCACCTGATGTAGGATAATCATCTAGTTCATCTAATGTAAATCCAGGTGATAAATAATCAATAATAACTTCGTGATCTAGTTCTACTAACGACCATCGTTGACTAGCAAGATGATAAATAATAATCTTATCGTTTTGGATGCCAGCGTTTGTACCTGTAGCTGATGGATATGACCACATAACTAATTTGTTTTCATGGTCGTAAGAAGCTCTAACACGTTCTCTTAACTCAAACTTTAAATCATTATAAAAGAAACGATCTACTTTGTTTGCACCAATAGGTTGTGATTGCGTACCGTTAGTTACGTAGAAACCATCTTCTGATAGATAGTACACTAGGTTACCAACTTGTATTACGTTTTTACCTTGTACCGCACCTCTGTTTTCTTCTATACGTCTAAATGAGAACACAACATTACCACCACGATAATCCATACGAGTGATACGATCTTCTTGAAATATTAGTCCATACTGTCCACCAGTAACACCAGTAATAACTCCACCTTCAGGTAATACTTCAGAGTCAGATTGATTGACACCTGCAGTCCATGAAGTCGGATCATTAAAACTAGACCATTGTACTTTGTTTTGTGCAGCAGGTTGAAAGCCTGTAACTAAAAAATTACCAATAACTGCAGCATGTCTAAATGCTGGTGGTGAACCTGCTAATGCAGCAAAGTCAGTTGATGAATCTAATGTCCATGCTTGCGGAGCATCGTCACCATTAAAAGCAATAATTACTTCACCAAATCTAGCAAAATCCCAATAGGACTCAGCAGAAAAACTAAACGTAGTACCACCACTTTCATCTACAAAAGCGTTAGATGTTAGTTTATATAACTTAGTAGCATCACCTGCAAAAATAGATATAGCACCACTGTCTGATTTAAAAGCTCTTGCACCCTGACATCTTGCAGTAACAGCATTACTTGAAGTAACTGCTATGTCATTAAATGGTCGGTAACTGTTTACTGCAGGAAATACGTTAGTAGCTTCTGTAGCACCAGGATTTAAATGAGTTGGTAGGTCAGGTAACCATTCTGCAAAAGGAACTTGCATTATACGTTATCAAAATTATTAATATTAATACCTGATCTTTGAACTAATGGAGTAGCATTATATTTGTCTTTTTCATCAGCCATTTCTACTTGTTGTAGTGCAGCTTCGTATTGACCTTTAAATTGTGCTACTGTTTGTCCATCCATACCACGAATAAATGTACTAGCAAAATATAACGCACCATAAAGATAAACATCAGGATGGGTAGTTAAAATATGATTAGTTGCTACCGATGAACTTAATGTATCAAAGGCTTTATAAAAAACTATGTTAGCTGTATAGGTAGCATCAGGTTTAGGACTAAATCTAAAGTTAGTGCCTTCTATAGAATAAGCTCTTGGTCTACCACTTTCATTTGAACCTTGTGTTTCTGCTTGATGAAACGGAGTCATAAATTGTAATGCAGTTTTAGGGTTAGTTGTTAAAACAAAACTTCTTGTTTGCAAAAAACCTGTAGGTAATGTTTCTTGTTCAGAATCTATAGTAAAAGAACTAGAGTTTTCCATTGCACGTATTCTTAATCTACGGTTAAAGTCTGCTTCTGTTAATGCAATAAAATCTACAATCTCTGCAGCTAAATCATCACGTGCTAAAAAATTAGCAATAGAAGTTTGTAAGTTTGAATAGTTATTTAAAGCCATTACAATCGTTTCTCTCCAACCCTAAAGTTTTGAAATTCATTACTATTAACCATACCTTTAATTAATTCACGTTGTGTTTCTTTGTGCAACTGATGCCAATTAGAATGTCCAAAGCGTTCTTTAGTTTTTATTTGTAATGCAATTAAGGGTATTTGTGCAATACGTTGAAACTCACCTTTTTGTTCTAATGATCTGTGATTACGAGCTATTTTATTTTGTGCTAATATATTAGTAGTATCTTGAGTTTTTTTTATAACTAACTTATGCGTTGCCTCATCTACATAAATATCTTTATTTTGTGAATTATAAATTTCAGTTGTCATATTACAGCTCTGTTGGATCTACATCATAAGCATCTACTAATATTCTCCAACCATAAGTGTCAGACATAAACACAAGTCCAATACCTGTATTCTCTGTAGTAATAGTTAAGTCAGCAGTTGCTCCTTGTATTTTTTTACCATTTCTAGCTACTGTTAAGTTAGCGTTATCAAAATTGGCAGCACTATCTAATATATGTATCTCATCTCCTACAGCAGGTGCTGAAGGTAATGTAATAGTAAATGCAGCAGTTGTTGCTGTATCAGCTAATAATCTATCACCAGCTACTGCAGTATATGCAGAAGTTTTAGCTGTCCATCTTTTTAATGAGCCATTAATAGCTTGAGCTACAGTTAATGTACTAGCCATATCTACTGCACCGTCTATATCTACTACGTCTAGGTTAGATGTTCCGTCTACGTCTATGGCTCCTGAAATATCAAGAGAAGCAGCAATAATTTCGCCACTTGCATTAATAGCACCATTAATATCAATTGTAGTAGCAGCTATCTGAATCTCTGTATCTGCAACAAGGTCAAGCTGTCCATCAGCACTTGAGCTAATGTGGATTGCAGCATCACGAAATTGAATTTTCTTGTCAGTACCCATAGTAGAGTCAGCATTACTAGCAAACCCACCATTAAAAACTGTAGCTGCTGTTGTTGTCAGCACGCCTGTAACAAGGGCAGTAGTTGCCATGTTTACAGCTCCATCAATATCTACTACGTCTAAGTTTGTAGTACCATTAATATCTGCATTGCCTTCAATATCAAGAGAAGCACCATCAATTTCACCAGTAACAGTAATAGAATCTACAAATGTATCTTTAAAGCGTAAAGAGGTTGTACCTAAATCTACATCTGAATCTGTTTCTGGTGCTAATACACCATCAGCTAAAGTTGTTTGTACAGTACCTGCACATCTAAAACTAAACTTATCATCACTATGAGCATAAAAAATCTCACCAGCATTAATTGATGAGTTATCACCAAATTGTATAATACCTATGTTGTTTAAATTACCTGAGAAAAAAATACCTGGTCTATTATCATCTTCAACAAATATTGGTGCTAGTGAACTTTGTGTTGAATGATTTACCGCATCTCTAGTTACGTGCAACTTAGCAAGTGGTGTGCCTTCATTAACACCTACACTTACAGGTATGTTTTTAAATATATTTTCTATAGTCATTTTCTTAGTTGCAGTTGCACTGGTATCTACAATAGGTAATACGTCAGCAGCAGCAGCAGACGTCAATGCTGTCAATGCACTAATCTTACTATCAGCCATTTTTAATCCTCTTTCTTAAAACTTTTAATCTTTGTTTGTTTTTAATTTGTTGTTTAGAGCTTTGCTCTTTGTTCTTTATAATATTTACTAATTCACTAAACTCCATTAGTTTTGTATAGGAGTATCAGTAAAGTAAGAAACACCTACACCATCTTCACGTATGATGTTATCGCCTGTTTCTAATAATAGGTATGTTAAATCTTCTAGGTTAATAGCATCGTTAGGCACATCTGTCCTACGATTACGGTATCTGTCTTGACTTCTTATGCCAAAAAAAGCTGGTCTCATTACTGGCTTAGTTCTGTTACTCTGGAAGTTCCTGTTACAGAACCTACTCTTAAAAAAGCTACTTTATCAGAACCAGAAACTCTAAAATACTCAACAGTAAATGCTGGTAAAATAAATGAAGCTGAACTTGCAGTTGGCCCAGATGAAATTTCTACAAAAGCGTCTACAGTAGCAACAATTCTTAGTGCAGTTGTTTGTGCGTTAATTGCATTTGAAGCAGCAGATGATGTACCTACAGCTACAGTTTGGGTAGCACCTGGTTTAAATGTGGTTGGACTATTCATATTCTTTCCTTATTAATAAAAGGGGAGACCTAAGTCTCCCCTAATTAGTCTTATTGGTTAATGTCGAGAATGATGCCGTGTGCAGCTTCATTACGCATTTCCAGAGTCCATTCAACTAGAAGTTGTTTTTTCTCTGAGTCACCAGTCTTAGCAAGATCGCCAATTTGGAAATCTCTTAGGTACGCAGCAGCAGCCATGTCAGACTGAAGTAAGAAACAAAGTTTCTCATTAGTCGTTGCCATAACTCTGTTAGGTACTACTTGGATGTCACCAAAGTCAGATGAATATACATCGATTGCTGCATATTCTACTCTTTTATCAGCAGGGCCAAAACGAGTTGTGTTCGCATTGAATCCTGAGATTACTTGTTTGACAGATGGTGGAACTACCAATAAATCTAAGTCACCGCCAGAAGTGTAAACTTCTTGTATAACAGTTTTTAAGATTGTTTCAGTAAGGTCTCTGTCATCACCTGAATTCGGTAAATCAGTACCAGAGCCAGTGGATAAAGAACCACCAGTGGCACCAGCATCACCATTAGACTTAATCCAAGTTGGAAGTGAACCAAGATCTCTAGCATCAGTAGCATCGCCTGCTTCTTGAACTGTACCTTTGATTAGTGCAAATTCCATATCTTTTTTAAGTTCTTTAGATTTCTTTGCAATTTGATATGCCATTTCGTCAGCTCTACCAGCAGCGTCTACACTTGACTGAGTTCCAGACAAAGCAATTACTTTATCTTGAATCTGAGTGAAGTTAAAAGCTCTAGTTGTAGCTCCAGCATTAAGGTTATCAATACTTGCATCGTCACCTTCTATAACAGAGTTAGCAGCAGGTGCAGCAAGTGCATCTAGTTGCCATTCATGTTTTGTTCCTTTAGCCGCACTTCTAGGAAGTGCAGATAGTATTGGAGTATCTTCTGGAGAAATGTTGTAAATTACATCCGTCAAATCCTCTCGAATACCAGTAGTATCATACGTATCGTATAAGTTAGTTGGTTGTGCCATAAGGCCTCCTTATTATTTGTTAGACTAAATTACGAAAAAACTTAGCAGCGTCTCTGACCTGTCCAGTCTTACGTAATTTTGAGAGTTGTTGACGTTTAGCTTCTGCGTCAGCTTGACCTTTACTTTTAGCCACTCCACCTTTGACAACCTTAGGAGCATTAGCCACTTTTTTTCTTATTCCTGGCTTTGCTTTCTGAAGATTACGATAGGACATCGCATCTTTAACAAGCATCACGTATCTGTGATCGTACACACTATTGATTTCTGAATCATTAAATCCAATGTTACCAAGATAGTCTCTCATTTGTTGTTTAAAACGAGGGCCTTTTTGGTCATCAAGTAATTCTGGTACTTTAGTACTAAGAAGTTTTTGTTGCTCACCTAAGTATTTGTTAAACTCTTGAGCTTGTAACTCTTGAGTTTGCTGTGAAACTTGAGCTAATTGTGAATGTTTTTTACGCATCTTATGCTCTAGTCTAGCAGCTTCTACTGGATCTTCATCATATAACTTCTCAAAATCAACTTCAGCGTATTCTTGTTGTAGTTGTGCTTGTGCAGCGTTATTAAGTTGGTCTAACCTTTGTAGTTTAGCTTCAACGTCTTTTTTGGATCGTTCGACAAATTCACTTGACTGGGTTCTTTCCTGTGCAAGTTCCTGTGTTTTACGAGTGTAATCTGCATTCCGTTGATACCCTTGAATTAACTCCTCTAGGTTGACCGATAGATCTGTACCATCAACGGTTACAGCGTAGTACGGTTCCTTAGAGTTCTCTTGTATATCACTCGACTCAGATGTTTCTTCTGCCTCATAAGACTCGGTCTCATCAGGGCTTTCAGTTTCTTCAGTAAGAAGTCCTTCTTCTGTTTCCACTGTTTCTATTGGTTCCTCAGATATTTCTGTAGGAACAGTTTCAATAGGTGCAGATTCACTACCAGTCATAAGACCTTTTATAATGTTTCCTGCTTCTATTACGTTAGTTGTTTGGTTATCAGCCATAACAACCTCCTTTCGTTAAATGTTACACTCCTGATAGGGTTGGTGTATTCGATTTAATTCGAATTCTTTTTAATTTGATTAAGTTGTACAGATGCTAATTTACCTGTTTCCATTGCTGTTTTAAAATGGTTCTCAACTTTATCAGTTATATGATACGCCTGCCATAAGGCTTTACGGACATCATCATCATTATGTTTAGTTTGAAACATAGCATTTTGATACTCATCTTTAAGTAGTTTAAATGCTTCTTTAAATAATGGTTCTTCAAGCAATAACTTTGCTCTATCACCACGTTGTTTTTCAGTTTCTAATTTATTGTTGCTCATCGTTAGGGTTTATCACAGTTTGTGGTCTGCGGTCAAGATTGCCAAGTGCATTTTTTTGTTGTTCAATTAAGGCACGTTGTGCTTGTTCTTGTATCTTACCTTGTTGTATTAACTCTTCTTTAGCTAACATAGCATTGTTACGTAATTCAACTTCATCAATTTTAGTGCCATACTGTAACTCAAGTTCTTTAATTCTAGTTTCAAACTTTAAAATCATTTCTTGATAGTCTTTTTCTAATTGTTTGACTTTTAATTCACTATCTATTTGTTTTCTATAGTTCTCACCTTGTACTTGTAATTGTGATACTTTTTCAAACTCAGTAGGTTGTGGTGGTTGTGGTGGTGGCATGTTTTGTTGGCCAATGTCAGGATCAGTAAAGAACGCATTAGGGTTTTTAAGACCAGCGTTTTCTACAATCTTAGTTAACGTGTTATAAATGTTACGCAAATTAACCATAGGCCCTGCAGACGAACCTTGTAGCTCCAAACCTTTAAGTTGAGTTTGTAGTATATTGTTTAAAATAGAAAGTTGTTGATCTCTTGAACCAGTACCTAATCCAACACTTATAGAAATGTTGCAACGATTACGCCATTCCATAGGTCTAAACGGAACAAAGTTATTTCTTATTTTAATAATTCTTTCTTTGTCTTGGTGTTTAACAATTAGTTCAAACATTTTTAAGAACATGTCTTTAACACCAGTCTCTGCAAAGATACGAGCAATAAGTTCTACACGCATTTGTGACTGAGATAATATTGTATTTACACCTGTTGCTGTTTTGTTTAACGAGTCAGCATCCATACCTTGTGAGTATCGTGTAATACCAGTACGTTGTTCACGCACTGTATCTAAATATTCTAACATAGGAAACGCTTGACTATTAATAGTTTGCGTTTGCATTGGCATCATTACTTGACCAGGAGATCCTTTAGTTCTAACTACACCACCAGGTCTATTAGTTAATAGGTCATCAAGATTAACTTGACCATCCATTACTGCGACTCGGTTATTGTTTGTTAGATACATGTTGTCGAGTAACTGTCGCATAACTGTAGACTTAATTAATTGTAAGTCCTCAGTCATTTCAGAAACAGAACGACCATAAAATCTATGTGGTACTATAATAGGTGTTACAGATATAAAAGGTATGCTATCACATAACTCGTTATCTAAAACGGTGTAGCCTTCAGTACCTGCTAAAGTAATTTTTCTTAATTTAGCAACGCCATCACCTTCTTCGTCTATTCTTATGTAACACTCGTAGATTGAAATTTCATCAGTACTTGCTTCACCAGAGTTACTATCATAATCATAATCAAGGTTACGAAAACGAGTAATTTTTTCTTCATTGTACTTGTCTTGTGTGTCTGCAGGTAAACTATAAACTTTATCATGGTCAAAGCCTGCTTCTATTAACTGTGTTCTTGTAGAGGTAGTACGGTGTGCAACAAAGTTTGCTTCTTCTATATTTTTAGCTCTACGTTCAATAAGAAATTCTTCAGGTGGTATAGCTTCTACTTTAACTTTACCAAATGTTTCTATTCTTTCAATAACTACATCATGCATCATCGGAATAGGTGCATCCTCTAATTGTTCTAACATCATTGGATCAACAGGTTGACCTGATTGATTAATTTGTTCTAATATTTGTTCTTTTTCTTTTATAGCACTTTCATCTTCATACTCAGTATGTTCTTTAACTTCAACACCATCTTCATCCAACAACATAGTGTATTCATCTTCACTTAATTTTTCGTATGACTCACGTTCTCTCTTCTTGGAAGTATCCCAATAAACTTTAGCTACACCATTTTTTTGTATTAATGCATCTTTAAATAACGTGTACAAAGTTATAAAACCATCGTTGTCTTTATTAAACACGTAATTAAGATAGTCACTTGCTTGTTTAGCTACTTCTTCATCTTCGGCAGTAACAGGTTCACACTTAACAATTTCATCACTAGCTGCAAAAGTTCTTAGTAATGTAGGTAAAATAGATTCAACAACATCAGACACATCTGTAGAAACAACTTGTGATCTACCATCTTGTTCGTTACCAAATGGTTCACCAAAATAGTACTCTAATGATTTTTGTCTTTGTTCAGTTATGTCTGAACCAATATAACCTAAAGATGCTTTGATCTCTGAGCTAACTATCGAGCCTACTTCTAATTCTGTAAGTGGTTTACCTTTTGCCATATTAAACTATATACCTTGTATCTATGTTAATTTCTGTTTTCCACTGACTTGTTGTGTCAGGGTCTATTGCACATCCATATCTAAAAGCATCACTACCATGTGAAGCCCAGTTATGCAACGGCTTGTTTTTAAATGTCTGCATCTTATCGTCAAACTCTTTACGGTATTGTCGTAAACAATCAATACCATATTTACATCGGTTCTTATCAAACCAACACCTATCTAATGTATTTCTAACCGCTTCAATACCATGTTGTATTTCTAGCTTTGGACATACATCAAAATTAATACCTAATTCATACGCTACTTCTAGTCGTGATTTACCTGTACCTAATTCTCTAGCTACAATATCGTGTGGTGCTACGTGTCGACTATAGTTGTAGCCTTTATCTTCTAATACATTCGCATAATGTGCAAGTGATTCACCTGATGTTTCGTAGTAATCTATCAGATGTATCTCATTGCCGATACGTTGTGCAAACCAAATACTAGTTGAATCACCAATACCTAAATCCCACCATGTTTCTACACCGACACTTTTGTCATAATCTACAATTTCAATGCGTTTTTCTTTTTCAGCTTTTTGTATTTGCTTGCCATAATAGGCTCCACTAACTGCAGCTTGAAATGAACATTCATATTCTTGTTCGTATTGATCTTCTGGCATAGTAGCTCTAGCAGACTCAAGTTCTTCAGCAGCAATAATTTCTGTTTCACTAGCTCTATATAATTGTGCATACCAATCTTTACCTGTGCGTTTAGCAAAGTCATACACATCCCAGAACTGATTGTGACCCATAGGGGTACCAATAAAAATAACATAGCCTAGCTTGTCACTGACAGCAGGTCTTACGATCTCTGTCCAAGTACGAGGTGACATAAGAGCAAACTCATCCATGCATACGCCATCAAACCCTAACCCTCTAAGAGCATCAGGATTGTCAGAACCAAAGATTTGAATTCGTGATCCATTCCATAGATCAACCTTTAGTTCAGTTTCGTGACGTTTACCGCCTAGTTTCATCAAAGGGTCTGTATATTCTTTTAAATAGTCGTAAGCGACTGCTTTACCCTGACGATAAGTAGGTGCGATGTACGCCAACCTTGCGTTTGGAATTTCACAAGCAGTCATAATTAAATGATTGATTGCAAATACGGTTTTGCCAAATCTGCGATGACAGCAGATAACATTAAATCTCTTTAGATCATTGTGGATCTTTTCTTGTAGTGGTCTTGGCTGGTAGGGTATTTCAATATCCATTATTTACGTTTGTTCCAGCGTTTATTCCATAACCAGCTTTGTAATTTAGCTAAATATTGTTCTAATGTGTTTAATAATTTATTCATCAAGAATTTTGTATATATATTTTTGTGTTTCGTTTGGTAACTTGCTAAACTTAGAACCCTTTTTACGCCATTTGTCAACATTGCCAGGCCCATAATTAAATGCAGCTAATGCACTAATTGTATCGTTATCATAACGATCAAGCATAGCATAAAAATAGTCAGTTCCAAATCTTACGTTTTCTTGTGGATTAAAAACATCTTTAAGTGGTTTAACACCAAAACCAGGTTGTTTTGCAGTAGCATCCATAATTTGCATTAAGCCTTTAGCACCAGTCCGTTTGTTGACAGCATTTGGATCACCTTTACTTTCGGCCATTATTATTTTTTGTATTAATGGATCGTCTGAAAAAGCATCAGTAGTTAATAAACCACTTTGATTTCTAATTTCTTTTACTGCTTGTGTTTTATTGCTAGGCAATAATGAAAGTAGACCCTCAATCACGTTTCTTTTTTCTCCAACCAATAGTAACAGTGACAGGCTTATCGTCATCACCACTAATAGTGCTATTAACCGAAGATAGTCTTGAATGTACATACGGTGCAGCTCTTTCTGCAGCCCACATTTTCTTTTCAGGGCTAGTTTTTTTAGTATTAAGGATGTTTAACATATATTCGAGTGGAGTTACAGTACCCTTGTTAAGCATTTTCTCTAAGCGTTCATGTTTTGTTCCAGCTTTTACGCCTTTAGGTCGCCCCGAGCCTGGTCTTTTACCACCATGTGCCATAATTATTTCCTTTGTTTAACATTTCCACCTTCTTCTAGCTTGTCTTATTCTAGAATTAGGATCATTTTTAGTTTTTGCAGAGCTATTTCTTAACTGTCCAGCAGATCTAGCACAATAAGACTTACGTCTCTTGGCATCTTTACTACCAGCCTTAACTTTACCAGTTACTGCAGTCTTTAATTTACTACCAGGATTAGCTCGCCTATAAGCAGCTACACCTTTCTTAGTCATACCAGCACCAGATTTGGTCTTACGATAGTTTCCGCCCTTACCAGTAGTCTTTGGTATGGCCATTATCTACCAGTCATAAATTTTTTGTTTTTCTTTTGTAATTCTTGTAGTATTTGTGATGCTCTATCTATTGCCGCTTGTGATACTGGTCGGCCAGCTTTTTTTGCTTCAACAATACCCTTTAAGAACTCAGAATCTCTGTGTTTTTTTACTTTGATTGATTGTTTAGGGTTCGGTCTAGAATCTTTTTTTATATATGCCATTACTTTTTTTTTCTTTTCTTTAAGTTTTTAAGTTTCTTAAAATCAGCACCTGTTATCTTGTTACGAGGTTTAGCTAACTTAGCAAGGGATTTTTGTTTACTACTATATTTACTAAAGGGCATTAGGCTTTCTTCTTTTTAGTTTTCTTAGCGGTTTTAGATGCTTGTTTTAACGCCTTGTCAGATACTGTACCCTTGCCTTTTTTGCTAGTACCCTTCTTCTTGGCTTGGTTCATGTTATAATATAAACCTTTTTTAACGACTCTACCGTCTTTAGTTTTATGAAATCCTTTTTTAATAGCCATAACTTAAAGTATAATAGCCAATACGATAATAGCTGCCATAGCTACTACTACGCCCTTTTTAGACATAGAAAGATTATTCCATTTATTAATTATGATTGTTTTCATTAGTTACCTACCTTTTTTTGTACAATTTTATGTGATTGCGTAAATGTCTTACCACCTAGCATTGATTTCTTCATAGCTGCCATGTGTTTTGCAGTATGGTGCTTACCATGTTTCTTCATAGTAGCCTTCTGACGAGCTGTTAGTTCTTTCTTCACTTCTTCTTACCTTTTTTCTTATCTTTCTTCTTCTTAGATGGTCTACCTTTAGTAGAGCCGTATGTTCCTTTACCCATTGGCATAATAGTATCTCCTGTTTAAATTGATTTTAAGGTACCTTACAGACGTAATTACTCTATAAGGGTTGCTGGTACCATATTAAGGTTACCTGCTACGGTACGTCTCTCTCCAGCCCCTTCAAAGGGATAGACACAGTGTTGACACCATGATGGAAACATAACGATCTTACCCACGACTGGTTTAATCATACGTGAGAACGGTGGTCGTAACTCCTCCACACCTCGTGAGCTAGTCTGACCAAAATGAAACTGTAAGAACCCATCAGCTATACCGCTAGAATCGATGAGATCACGACTATTATACTCAGGCTGGTCGGTAATCTGTTCTGGAATCTTAGTCCAGGTGCTAAATGATAACCCCATAATCGTATCGGTACCATGATCGTGGACTGGGTTGTAATCCCTCTCGTATGAGTGGACTGACCATAAGCTATGGAAATTGGGCATACGTTGTAGCGGTTTGACCCCTACGGTTTTGCAGAACTGTTGCAGGTAGTTTTGTGACATATTAGCCACAACTTGGGTAAATGGTTTGACCAGAGGATCTTCCGTATCAATCTTAAGCTGCTCACCATGAGATATTTGGCCCACCAGTTTATGTGAGAATGACTCTGCACCCTTATTGTGCCGTGCATCGAGGTATTTATTCAAACCCCCCACTATACGGTCATCCAGTTGGGTTTCCAAAAACAGCACCGCAGGTGCTACACTAAATTTAAGTTCTAATTCCATATAATGTTTCTAATATAAACCCCCCCTATAATCAATACCCAATACTGATTTAGTTTGG